TCGTGCAGCCGAACAAGAAATCACCGACGCCCGCGAGGCGATTGAGCAAGCGAAGGTGCGACTGAATAAGGCGATTGAACGGGCCAAGACGCTTCAGAAAGAAGGGCAAGAGTTCAACGCCAAGGTTGAGCAACTCAATCGGTATGTGGGCAATGTGCGTCAGTCAATGCTCGGGGCGAATGCGGAACTCATGAACCGTAGCACACCCGACCAGCACCGCAACGTGCCGAAGTATCGACTGGAAATGCAGTTCATTCAACTGCTCGAATCCCTGCACCCCGACGAGGCCAAAGTGTTACTCGGGGCCAAGAACAAAACGTTGAATAAAGCGTTTCCTATTACGAAAGACCTTGTCAAGAAAGCATTTCCTGATTTACTATAAGGAGACATATGTCTGAGACCAATAAGCCCATCGTCGGATTAAAAAGTTCTGGTGGCTACAAGCTGCTGACAAACATTCTAACAGCACATGGAGGCTTTGGAGGAATTACGTCCGACGGCTTCGATTGACCCATGCTGCGAAATTGGGTCACCCAGTTTGGGTTTGACGCGGGTCCACGGGCAGGTGCCGAAAAAATTTCCGACTCTGACCGTGGCAAATTTATTGACCAAATCGGCGCATATTTTGGCTGGAATCCTCCTCCAAGATATAATTGGGCGGTTGAAGTCGCGAAAGACGATGACGGCAAGTATGTCGTCGCGTTCATGCGATATGTGACACCGGACGAAGAAGCGCGACTACTTGGCACAAATTTTGAAAAGAAATCGTGTCCATGTGTTTGTGGCAAATGTAATCCTACACCACCGGATGCTCCACAAGAGTGATATACTATTGACATGAATATTTTTGTGCTCGATCACAATCCCGTTCGTGCAGCCGAACTACACGTTGATAAACACGTAGTTAAAATGATTCTTGAAACCGCGCAACTGCTGTCGTCGGCGCATCATCGCTGGAACTCTCCGCTGGCCGAGTCGCTGTATAAAGTCACACACAAGAACCATCCCTCGACCAAGTGGGTGGGTGACCATCCCGAACACTATGCATGGGCATATCAGCTCTACTGTGCGCTGCTCGATGAGTATACGTATCGCTATGGAAAAGTGCACAGCACCGCACGACTACGCGACCTGCTGGCCGTGACGCCGTCCATTGTGGGGGGTGGGGCTGCGGTGCCGCCACCGCAATGTATGCCGGACGATTGCCGAGTTCCGGGAAATAGTTGGGATGTCACCATTGCGGCCTACCAGCAATACTACCGCGAATATAAACGTGGATTTGCCTCGTGGAAAAAACGTGACGTGCCGACATTTATGCAGTCAGTATGTGCACAAACTGCTATATAATAGTATAACCGTAGTTCACTGTTGCCTTCGGGGGCGGTGAACGAATTACAGTCGCTCAAAAGGAGGACTATTATGACTCAGCTCGCCCTTCGTTCGTTGTTTAATGCCCTGCAAGACCACTCCGTTCCTGCGGAACTCTATCAGCATACGGTTGGGTTTGACCGTTTGCTCGATGACCTACGACGAAACATTTCGTATGTCAACGAATCCACGACCAACTATCCGCCGCATAATATTCGAAAGGTCGGAGAACACCTGTATGCGTTGGATATTGCCGTCGCGGGATTTCGTGAGTCCGACTTGCAGATTACCGTCGAAAAGCAAGTGCTCTCGATTGTTGGCACCAAACCCGCCCCGTCCGCCGAACAGGAATACCTCTATCGAGGATTGGCGCTGCGCTCGTTTGAAAAGCATATTCCCCTTGTGGAAACCGCCGAAGTGCGGAACGCATCCCTAGAGGACGGTATTCTCACGATTACCGTGGAGAACGTGCTTCCCGAAAAGGACCGCAAACGAACCATTCCTATCTCTCAGACGCTATCGGCTGCGGTATAGCATGAAACGGGGGGAACGCAAGTTCCCCCCGTTGTTTTTTATAAATAGAGGGAGAGCACCAAATGGAGCAGACTACAACATTTATTGGAACCCTATCTGACTTATTGGCCAACGTCTATGGCATGTATTTCCGTGCGCATAGTGCCCATTGGAATGTCGAGGGTCCGCTGTTTGGTCCACTGCATACCTTCTTCGAAGAACTGTATCAGGACACCTTCGATTCGGTGGACATGATTGCGGAAGCGATTCGGTTTCATTCGCACTATGCCCCCGACTCTATTCACGCAATTGCGGCCCTCAGCACCGTGCATGCCCTTCCGCTTAACTCCGGCGCGCCCAAGCTCTTACTCGACGACCTGTCTCAGGCGAACACCGTCGTGCTGGAATCCCTTCGTCGCGCTAAAGACGCCGCCGCGGCGGTGGGAGATACGGGCATAGAGAATAAGCTACAAGACCGTATCTTCGCCCATGACAAGTGGGCATGGAAACTCCGTTCCGCCCTGAAGGACATATCCTAATATGAACGTCCTCCCCTTTTCTGTGTGGAACACCGTTCATGTCGCGCCGGCGCTTCGTGAAGCATCAAGTCGAAATGTCATTACGCATTTGACCCACATCGAAGATTTGGTTATTACCGACTATGCGGCGGGAGCCAATCGTGCTATCACGATGCTGAACGGTCTCACAGCATTCTTCGCGGGTCACGCAAACGCACCTGTCAACCTGACCGTCAAGGTGGATGGGGCACCGGCCATCGTGGTCGGGAATGACCCTGCGGATGGCCGCTTTTTTGTCGGCACCAAAGGTGCGTTTGCGAAAACGCCTCGCATTGCTAAGTCGGTGGACGACATCAAAACGCTCTACGCAGGCAAAGATGGCTTGATTGACACCATGACGGTGGCCTTCACGGCACTCAAGGGCATGACGTTTCCCCGCATTCTACAAGGGGACGTGCTCTTCACGCCCGCATTGAAGAAAACACAAGAAATTGAGGGTCGCTCGTATGTCACCTTCAAACCCAATACCATCGTGTATGGTGTCCCGAGCGACAGTGTATTTGGCAAACAAATTACGGCTGCAACGTTTGGTGTCTGCTTTCACACCACCTACACTGGAAGCTCGCTGGCGACCCTCCACGCTGCGCCTGGCGCGGAGATCTCGACGCTGAGACCCCCACGTACGGTCGTGCTCATTTCGTCGCGCTATCAGGATTTATCGGGGTCGCTGAGTTTCACCGCATCCGAGACGCAAACGCTCAAAACGTTGATTGCCGACGCAAAGAGTCGCACCACAAAACTCTCGGGGAATGGATTTCTGTCGGCCCTGCGAAACACGCCATTACTGCAATCCGAGTTTATGATTTTTCAAAATGCGTTGGTGCGCGGCGGCGATCCGATTACGCTGAGCCCCAAAGTGTTTGTGGCGCGGTTTGTGTCCCATCTGACCACGCGCGGTGAGCAGGATGCCGCAAAAAAGAGTAGCGCCGCCGGCAAACAAACGGCGACCGAGAAGTATGCGCTGCTCGGCAAACTGGTGATGGAACAGGAAGATGCGCTCGTGGAGGTGTTAGCCTGGCAGCAGGCGATCACCACGATTAAAACGTTTGTCATTCAAAAACTCAATACGGTGGGAACCTTAGAGACGTTCTATACGTCAGATATGGGGATGGTGGCGGGAAACCATGAAGGGTTTGTCGCCTCCGATCGTCGGGGAAACTTTGTCAAATTAGTAGACCGGGCAGAGTTTTCGAGATTAAATTTAACGCAAGGGCGATTTCGGTAAACAAATCGCTTGACAGTGACGTAATTGTTTAGTATGCTATAACACAGTCAGTACGGTGCGACGGCTATTATGCCCGTTTAACCCGTGCGAGCGGAGACCCCGCGTGTATGATGGGAACATCATAATGAACGACAAAGATGTGGACCACGTCACGCCTGACGACCCACAGTGACAAATGATTAGCTGGTAATGGTTGTTTGTCATCCCGTTGTGCAGTAATGCGAGAGGCTGGAGCCATTGTTCGACCGTGGGCCGGTACAGGATAACCGCCGGCAGTAATCTCCTCTTACCAGTGATCCGACTGATGGCACCGCGCCGAAGCAAGTCGTGAGGCACACTTACTCCCGTCATGGGAGAGGTGTCCTCACCCGCAACCTAGCAAGTCATCATACAGATATCATATAAATACTAATGTACCTATGATCCGGTATGGCGATTTTCTTTTTTTGAGAAAGTTCTAACCTATGCCCATGTATGATTATCGATGCCGACATTGTGATGCGGTTTTTCTCGACGTATTATTACCCATTGCACAACGCGAGCAACCGACACAGGAACCCTGTCCGCTGTGTGAACACACCGAGACGGTCGAGTTATGTGTGTCGGCACCGAATATTGGCGATGCCATGCGACTGGGACGCACACAGCTTCCCTCGGCATGGACTGATAAATTATCACAAATTAAATCAAAGCATCATCGAAGCACGATGCACGTGCCTGTGCCAGGCAAACGAATGATCTAATACGGCCGATGTTATCGTGCCAGCGGCGGCGTGTTCCCGTCGTCGATGTCGTCGATATCGCCCAGATCTCCGCCATCCGGGCCCGGCGGCATGTGCGGTAAATCAAGGGTGCGTGTGCGCGTCCATGAGGACACGATGCGGGACGTGGCCCAGCCAAGAACAAACGCAATACCAATAACAGCAAGAGCATGAATATCCATAGACGTCTCCTTATACGCTATTTAGGAATCCGTGCTATACTAGGTGCCATATGACGACGACCCTCTGGCGCTCCACCTCGATTCCGTTTCAGCCGGCACCGCACGCGGCGGTGTTGCCGTCGTCGCAGATTACGTTTGCGCCGGTGTCGTTGCCGATCACGCTCAATGAAACGATGCGCGACGGCAAACGTTGGTATGTGTATCAGGGGGAATACTATCCGTCGATCACGACAATGATTAGTGCCACCGATGACGAAGGCAATAACGCGTTGAAACAGTGGCGCACCGCCGTGGGGCATGACGCCGCGACGCGCATTACATCCACCGCCGCAAGGCGAGGCACGCAATGGCATACCTTCTGCGAACAGTTCGTCGCTCGACAGCCCGTGGCGTGGGCCAATTTGACCGAACCCAACGATATATCGTATGCGGCGTTGCTGGGGCAGACGTTGAATGCGCGGATTGCGTCCGTCATTGCCTCGGAAACGCGGGTGGTGTCCTCGACGTATGGGCTGGCGGGTCGCTTGGATATGGCCATTCAGTTGCACGACGGCCGGTATGCGATTCTGGATTTCAAGACCGGCAAAAAACCGAAGACCGGCAATCGCTTGCAGAACTACGGCATTCAAGCCGCGTTTTATGCCGATGCGTTGACAGAACACTGGAAGTCTGGTATCATTGATACTATTGTGATTGCGCAGTTGTTACCGGATCGTATTCTCTGGCAAGAAAGTGATGTGGCGGTGCATCGTCCGTTGTTGCGCGAACGGATTGACAAATTTGCCACCTTAGTGAACACGCAGTTAGGATAACCCTATGCCGAGAGGAAAATTTCGCACGATTGCAGAATATCACGCGTGGTGTGACAGCATCATCACGAAGATTTACTACGCCAATATTGCCGGTAACAATCAGGCCATTGCCGACGCCGTGAGCAAAATTGCCTCAGTGCTGCATCTGGTGGAAGGCCACGAGTTGATTGACACACCCGAGGAACATATTGGGGATGAGGTCGTCTAAATAGAGTATAGTGTTCGATGAAGTCGTGTTTGACCGCAAGAAGACTCGGGGGCAGAGCCCGACACCTCCACCAATCCAGTTACGGGGGTGACGTAGAATCGATTCGGCGGAGTTGGAATGCGATGGAGGCACTCGACAAGTCGCTGTCGTTAAACAGAGACACCCAGAACTGACCAATATCAGTTCGCTATGGCAGCCTAGTGCTGCTACTTGATACCTACGGGTATCAGGGGTTCCCGTGAGCCACCTGGCAACAGAAGTGTTCACAACAGCGCGCCGGCTCCGCTGCACCCAACCCGGCATTTTTTATTGGTGCGGCACGACCGCGTGTACAGTGAGTGAGTATAGTGTATGATAATCGTTCGCATTTCCTCGAAAGGAGTTTGTATGATCAACGCACTTCGTATATGGGGAAGTCGTATGTTGGCGTGTGGAATAGTATTGCTATGCTTTCTGCCCGCTTATGTGTTGTCCCCCGCACAGACGTCCACCGCGGGAGTTCTGCGCGACGGACTCGATGCCCGCGTGGCGCCGGTCTCGTCGGCGCCGGCACGACCATCCACCAAGACTCCTGCGGCCCCCAAACGACCCACACAGTCCATCGTGTGCTTGGCCCAGAATCTGTATTTTGAAGCGAGGGGCGAACCGCATGAAGGAATTGTGGCGGTGGCGGCCACGGTATTCAATCGCATGACAAGTGCGAATTATCCACAGTCCGTGTGTGGCGTCGTCTATCAGCCGTATCAGTATTCATGGACGTTGAATTATCGAAACTGGTCACGCCGTCCGCCGGCGTCGTTTGTGCAATTGGCACGTCAACTTCTGCGAGAACGTGATATAATTACCGAAGAATATCCCGTGACCCATTTTCATCGCGTGGATATTTCTCCCAAGTGGTCACAGACCCTGACGTATGTGGCGACCGTAGGGCAACATCGATTTTATGGATTATAATGTGGATTGCGTATGAATGGTTATGGCAAAATGTTTACTCGCCCCGATGAGTGTTTAACGGCACCAGTGCCGACACCCGAGGAATTCACGCGTGTGGTAGAAACGCTGGTGCGCCGGTATCACCTTTCCTATTTTGATGCCATTTTGGCCCTGTGTGAACATCACGATCGGGAATACGAATCCATCAAAAAATTACTCACGTCAAAACTCAAAGTCGCGCTCATGGAGGAATTGGCACAAAAACGGATGCTCAAAGATAATTCGTTCTTGCAAGATAAGTTGGGTTAGTGGTATACTATGTGCTGTTTGTTACCGATGAACCTATGTTACCTATGTCATTTTATTTGAAAGGAAAGTCTGTATGTCCCCGTCACAGTTTCACTCACTTTTGAAATCCACCTCGCTCGATAAGCTCCGTGCCGCCGTTAAAACGACCACGGGGGAAAACTCTAACTCCGATGAAGGCTATTGGAAGCCGACTGTCGATAAGGCGGGTAATGGCAGCGCCATTATTCGGTTTCTGCCGGCACCGCCTCCCGAGTCGTTGCCGTTCGTGACGTTCTATCGTCATGCCTTTGAAGGCCCGAACGGGTGGTATATCGAACTGAGCCGCACCACGCTCGGAGAGAACGATCCGCTCGGCGAATACAACAGCCGTCTGTGGGGCACGAAGGACGAAGCCCTGCGCGATCAGGTGCGCAAGCAGTCCCGTAAGCAGACCTACGTGTCCAACATCTATGTCATTCAGGACAAGGGCAACCCCGAGAATGAAGGCAAGGTGTTTCTGTTCCGCTATGGCAAGAAGATTTTCGAGAAGATCAAGAAGGCCATCGAACCGGAATACGAGCAGGATACGCCGTTTGATCCGTTCCACGTCATTGAGGGAGCCAACTTCCGTCTGCGTCAGAAGAAGCAGGCAGGGTATCCCAACTATGATGACTCGGTGTTTGAGTCACCGTCGCCGCTCCTGAAGGGTGACGAGAAGGCCATTCTTCAGACCCTGAACAACCTGCGGTCGCTCACGGAGATCGTGGCGCCCGAGAAGTTCAAGGCCTACGATGACCTGAAGAAGAAGTTGGATCGCGTCATGGGGTTTGATACGAGTGCGTATCTCACCCCGAACGATGCGCCTAGCGAAGCTCCCGTGCGTCGGTCGTTGGGTCGCACGGAAGAACTGGTGGCACCTGCGCCGTCGGCTGCACGCCCGTGGACGCCGCCTGCGGTGTCTGATGATGAGGATGAGGATGTGGATTCGCGGTTGTCGAAGTTTGACGACGAATAATTCACGCGCGTGTTGAGTATGAGAAGCCCCACGGATGGCAACATCCGTGGGGTTTTTTGTTAGGTCAGCGCACCGTCGAGAATGCGACGGATGGTGGGTTCGCGGTCGATGGGTGCAGGAATTGGCGTTGATGCCGAACCACCACCGCCACCACCGGCGAGAGTCGTTCCCCCTTGCATAATGTTGGTGACATTGCCGCCTCCACCACCAGCGGGGGCCGCGGCAGGAGCTGCAATACTTCCTGCAATCACCGCACGACCTGTCGCGGTGGTATCACCCCCCGCACTCGCTGTGGTGGGAGCGGGTGGGGCCGAGCCGGCGTTTCCTCCACCAGTTTCTGCGACATTTGGTGGTGCTTGTGTTGCCGCTCCGGTAGATTGACTCGCACCGGTATCTGTAGCAGCCTCTGCGGGGCTTACTGGTTGATCGAGTAATGGATTTCCATCAAGCTGAAAGTGCACTGGGTCGCCCGGAACGCCTTGAAAAAGGCCCTGTCGATTTAATGCTGCAACCGCAATTGGATCTCTATAATTTTGAATGTCTATAGCTAAACCACGTTCGTGACGACTTCTTCCCGGTCTAGCGATGGCCATTCCACTAGGCCCACGTCCGGGACGGCCGGCTTTAACGGATTCATCCCACAGTTGCTGTTGTTTTGCGGGATCTCGTTTGGCACTATTAACTTTAAGTTTCTTTTTTGTTTTTTGAAGATATTCCTGCCCCGCGGCCAGCACTTTATTTTGAATGACAGGATGTAGACCTTGAAAATTTTGTAATTGACCCGATTCCCCACCAAATTCTAATACTTCTGATGGATTACCAGCAAATGAACCAGTGGCTCCGCCACCTCCCGATTGTCCACCACCAAATAATTTATCCGACATCATTTTTTTAGTTGCGGTATATGTTAATCCAATTGGAGTTGCATACTGAAGAGCTTTCGTAGCTCCTTTGACAAGACGACCAAAAAACCCCGAAGGTTTTGGTGCCGGTGGGGCCGAAGGTGCGGGCGCGTCCGTCGGTGTCGGTGCTGGCCCGCCCGCCGGGCCCGCCGTCGGCGGCGCGCTTGAGGGTGCTGGTGGCGCTTCAGTTGCTGTAGGCGTTGTTTCCCCACTGGTGGGTGGTGGTGTTTCTGCTTTTGCACTTTCAAGGTCTTGTTCGCTTTTTTGTATGACCGCGTCGTCTTTCTTTTTTTCTTTTAATCCTAATTTTTCAAGTTCTTCATCAACTGTTTCGGTGACTCCTGTTTTAATTTCTCCTAATCGCGGGGCAGCTTCCGGATCTATTTCTGGTGGAGTGCCGTATGATTCGGTATAAATG